CACATACACCGAGGCGCCGGCGTCCTGGGCGGCCCGTTCGGTGATCACGTCGGTCATCTGCTCGAGCCCGCCGCCGTGGATCGCAAGAAACCCGAACCGCGACCGCAACCGGCTCGACTCCACGATGCCGGGCTCGCCCAACAACTCTGAAAGTGATTGCGGCCCATCCCCGTTGGAAGACAACGGCACTGGCCATCGGGCCGGATCCCAGCGGTGGAGGAAGTCGATCCAGCGCTGCGGCAGCCCGTGGTGACTGGCGCCGTCAATGATGCGCGACAGGTAACCCGGGCGGGGAGGACCGGGCGTCACCCGGTGGTCGATGTACACCCACGCCGGTAAAGCGCCCGAGTCGGTGTGCACGTCGAGTTCATCCCGCCGATAGCGCACTGGCACACCCTCGGCGCTGTCCAGGACGGTCAGATCGCGATCGGAGAGCCGCCACAGCACGCCGTGGACTTCGCCGCCCCGGCACGGTTCGACCGTGGCCACGCCGCGCTCGTTGATCAGCCAGTCGTGATTGGACAGCATCGCCGGGCGCGGGTCACCGGCGTCGGGGCAGCGTGCCGCCATCTGCCGCACGCACAGGTTGGATCCGTATGCGAAGTAAAGGTGCCGGCGGACCGGCATTCAGCCCGTCACAGTCAGATAGATCAGTGCCAGATTGGCCCGAACGCTGTGCGTGACCTGCAATAACATGAGCGAAAGGTTACGCTATGCCGCTGACTATCTTGCAGGTGGGCAAGTTCCATGGGCGGAGTGTTGCTCACCAGCTAGGCAGCGGACTTGCCCGTATCGCCTGCTCGGCCTATGGGGTTTGCTAAGGTCCGATTCGCCAACTTGAGGGGAACCGGCAGGGGAATCAACGGCATGGAAGTTTTCCTGACACTCGTCTTTGTCGCGGCTGCTGCGTACCTGCTTTACCGCCTTGGCCTGTACATCCTCAAGGAGCGGTACTTCGCTAGCGAAGAGTTCTTGGCTCACAAGAACGCGATGGCATCGGTAGTCGCCGAGCACAACGAGATAGCCGGGTACGTCGAAGAGATTCGCAGTTACGGATCGTTCAGGGTTGGCGCGTCGTCTACAGGCGCACAGGCGCATTTGGCGTCGTTCCAGAACACCAGCCATTGGAACTACCGCCGGGATCGGAACGTAGCGGATTACCAGGCACCGAATGTGCACAACTGCTCGTTGCAGGTCGTTCGCAACGCGAGCGCCGACCCCGTCAAGTATGTGATGAAGTACTTCAACATCAAGGCTGACCAGGCCAACCTTGCCGACGTGGAGAAGGTGGGTGAGGACATCGCCCGACTCGAAAATGCCATCACCAACCTTCAAGAGCGTGAGGCGAGCATCACCGCGTCGGTTGACCCGCCTGGATTCATCAGGAAGCACTATGCGCGCGAGTTCATGGAGCACGTCGGTGTCGAGCTGTCGCCGATCACCGTTCCGTATCCCGTTTACGTCTTCGAGTACGTCAGTGCCGGTGGGAACAGTTCGCAGCGAACAACTCTCACATTAGACACCCCAACGATTGATGCGGTCATCGAGACCATGTCGCAAAAGATTCGCTTCAGAAAGAGTGCCGCTGGCCAACGCGCCCTGATGACCTCTGCGCTGCGCAACTTCATAAAGACGCGTGACAACCACACCTGCCGGTACTGCTCGGTGTCGCTCGCAGCGGAGCCTCATCTCCTTCTTGAGGTGGACCACGTTGTACCGGTCTCCAAGGGTGGCTTGTCCACGCCGGACAATCTGCAGACTCTCTGCTGGCGATGCAACCGCACCAAGTCGAACAAGGTCTAACACCGACAAGTAGGCAGTGGTTAGGACACACGAAACGACGAAACCCCCTACGACGGTGTAGGGGGTTCCCGGCGCGGCTTACTCAAGGCCCCGCCCACCGCTGAGCATGGCCAGGGGCTTCCAGTTCCCCTGCGCGTCAGACGCGGACTCGGCGGTGTTGCTTGGCGCTCCCCCGCTTGGCGACAACCACGGGGGAGCAAGTATTCAGTTGGCTACGGCGGCGATCCACTTCCACCGTGGCGGGCTGCCAGTCAAGCTGTGCGGTCGGCCCCAGAGCACAGGACCGGTGATCTTCCAACGCTGGCCCGCAGCTTCGATCACATCACCGGCGCGGGGTTGAATCTCGCTGTCGGCCATGAAACCGAGCATGCCGTCCGTCGAGATCACTTCACCCCGCAGACCGGCGTCACGGACGGTGCGGTAGTTGCCGCTGGCTCCGCCGACGATCACGGTCACCGTGCCCAACTTGGCGACCGAATCACCGGCTAAGCGAATGATGGCCCCGTTTTGGTCAACGGGATCGCCGTCTTCATTGCGCTCGATGGGACGATATACGGCGGCTAGCACGCGTTGACCCTGTACCTGTTGAGCGTGAAAAGCTCACTGACAGAGAACGATCCCGGCGACGAACGGAAGCTGACGCTAGACGGCCCTTCGGCTTCGTCCATTGCAAGCTGCCGGGGGTGGGCCAGGTAGCGGCTAGCGAGGCACAGGATCACCGACGCCAGTTCGTCGTTCGGCTCACCGGTTGCGTTGAATCCCTGGCCGCGAACGTAGGCGCGGACTTGCGCCGTTGCGATCTGAAGGACGGCGGTGCCCTGCCCCGTGGACACCGCCGTCCCGGCCAGCGCCGCGAGGTCTGAAACCGTTGGCGCGGCCATGATTACGCCGCGTCATACAGGCGAACTACGCCAGCCGGGTTGGCGAAGCCGAAGCCGACGCGGGCGGTCGCGCGGACCTGTACGGCGTCGTAGTCGAATGCTGCTTCAGTGCTTCGGGTGACGGTCGTGCCGGTGCGCTGAACAACAAGCACCTGCGAGGCGTCCAGGCCCCAAGCGTTGCCTGCTGCCACATCGGTGGATACCAGAACCTTTACACCGGCCAGTGTTACGCCGTCGCCCACGTTGTCCAGTAGGCCCATGTTCGAACCGCTCTGCTGCTTGGCCTTCGCCAGCGTCAGGGCGACATCGGGGGCCAGGACGAACACCGACAGCGTTGCCCCGTCAGCCAGTGCAGCGGCCTTCGCCTCATGGAACGGGTCCAGCGAAGTCAGAGTTACAGTACCGGTGTCCACGACATTGATGCCCGACAGCGACAGCAGACCGGAGGGGCCGTTGGTCGTGGTGTTGGCGAAGAACGCAGCGTCAATCCGCTTAGCAACGGCTCGGCCCAAGCTCTTTCCCACCTGGTCAGCGACAGCCGGGTTGGTGTCTGCTGCAGCCTCATTCGAAATCTGGGTCAGACCGGCTACCTTCTTGGGGGTGACCACCAGCTCGTCGGTGCTCGAATCAGTCAGACCAATCAGGCTATTTTCTGCATACCAGCCAACTGCCGGGTCGGCGGTAATCATCGGGAAGCGGATCGACTCGTTGCCGGTGCTGATCAGCGTTCCGGCCTGAAACGCGATGCTCTTCTCAGCGATCACGAGATCGATAAGGCTTCCATAGTCCTCGGGCGTCCAGGCCGCTGCGAGGTTGGAGTTCAAGACTGCCATGTCAATTTAATCCTTTGTGGTGTAACGGTTTTAATGGGAATGGCCACCAGGGCCGAAGTCGAATAGCGTTAACCACCAGGGCTTTTTAGCTACCCTAATCATATCACGGGCGTCAGCGCAGCAGACTCGAAAAGTCCTTTGGTCCAGCGTCATTGCCGCGCTGCCCCTGCCCCACGGAGCCGCTGGGTTTGCGGGGCTTGGCGTAGTGCGGGCGTCGGGTGATCAGCTCATCCACTGCGGCGGTTAGGGCTTCGTCGTCGTCAACTAGATCGGCGTCGTACGCGAAGTCCGATGGGTCGGCGAACTTGTCTAGCGCGGCGACCTTGAGCGCGAACACCTGTCGGCTCAATTCGTCTACCCGCGCCTCTGCCGCCTTGGCCCGGTCGCGGAGGTTCTTCGCCTCACGGCGGACCTTCGCCAGTGCCTCGGATTCGCCTTCGCCGCCTGAATCGCCCTCTGCCGCTGCGTGATCACCGTCTGGTGTAATGACCTCAGCCGGGTCGATTTCGTTGCTCTGTGTTGATTCTGGGTCGGTGTTCGGCTCGTTCATGCGGCTCTCCTATCGGGGGTCTGTCTGGCCCTGCATGTATCGACCCAGAGTGATGTCGCGGGCAGTGGAAGCGTCCCGGTTGATGTCGGCCAGCTCGGCGTTGATCTCATCCTCGGACAGGCCGAGACGGGCAAGGGTTGCGCGGCGGGACAATAGACCGGACTGGAACAACTTCACGGCGGCGTCTGCGGCCTGACTCTCACTCCTAGTCGCAGGCGAGGCCCAATGCATACGCAGCGGAATGTCAGCCGGGTCGATGCCCGTATCCACCGCGATCAGCAATCGACCTACTGCCTCCCATGCCCTACCGAATCGCTGTTGCTTTGCGGCACTGCGCGCCTCAAGCGATGCCTCCGCTGCCCTCAAGCCGTCGGCACTTGGCACCTGGGCGGCGGTCAACGGGCTGAGGTAATGCGCAGGCAGGCTACTCACAGCAGATATCTGTGAAATAAGCACCCGCACACCGCTTTCGAATGCGTCGAGGTCCGCTGGCGGAATGCTGCCGAACCTTGTCTCGGGGTTCTCGCTGATCATCGTCTGCACCACATCGATGTCATCAATAGGCGAGACGGTGTCAACAATCGGCTGTCCATCCCCGTCGAGGACAGGGTTACCGTCACCGTCGAGGCGTGGCCGCTCCACAAGCTGCAGGCCCGAGATCCAGCGGCGACCCTTACCCGCCGCCTCCGCGCCCACCATCATCGAAACCAGCAGGTGATTCAAGGCATCACAGAGGGGCAGCAGATCACGAATCTCACTGTGGCCATTATCAATCGGTACCAGCGGCACTACCCCAAGAGGGTTCTCGATGGTCTCAATCAACCGGAAACCGGCAATCGCGGCGTTCGGTTGAGGGGCTGACCAGTGCTGGATCTCCGAAGGCAGGTAGAGGTACGCCTCAGTTGTATCTTTTGTGCTGTAACGCTTCACGCCAACCGTGACTGATCGGTCAGCGGGATCGGTGAGGACATGACACTGGCGCGGTGACTCGACGGTCGCGACAGGTTTGCCGTCCTTGCTCCACACCAGCACGTAACCAACCGAGTACAGCAGCGCATCGGCCATCGCCTGTGCAGCCAACTGGTCTAGGTCGGTCTGGGTGAACAGATCCCAGGCGCGGGGATCGCTAAACCCCACTGGGCGAAGCCGCTCCACAATCGAATTGATCTGCAAAGCAGGGATATTGGACGTTAGGCGAGGGAGTCTGTCACCCAATGCCTTCCGGCTCTCAGGACTAATCCAGGCGAGCGGCTGAGTTCCAGACGCATACCGCTCAAGCTCGGCGTAGCGGCCCTGCGGCGCGTCGAGGGCCTGCAGGGCCTCTTCCAAAGTGTCGTTGTTATTCAACGTGTTCCAATCGCTCGGTAGCGTTTCTGCGGGTTGACCGCGTGGTGCGCGGCCCGGTCATAGGCGACAATCGCGGCAACGGCGGCGTCGATCTTGCGACGGCTGGACTTCTTGTCCTTCGACACCAAGTCGCCCATCGGGGTCCGCTTGGCTACGCAGTGAGCCATATGAGCGGCCAGGCGTTCGTCCCCGTCGTGGGAGACCTGCTGTGTCGCAACAGCCTGGTACAGGCGGTCAGTCGCGGGGGCCATCCGCTGGGCGTGGGACGTGTTCCACTCCACGACACGGGTAGCGCCGTGCCGCTTGGCCCACTGCTCAAGCTCGGACCGCCAGCCCCACGGGTCCGCATACAGGCCAACGACGTTCATCTTCGCGAACGCCTCATGCACTGTGGCTGCGACATCTTCGCGCGGCACTCGCCAGCGCGGATTGTTGCCGGGGTGCTCCCAGAGTCCGACGACGAACAGGTGCCCGTCCAGGGTGCAACCGACCAGGGCAGTGCTGTCACCGCTTGCGCTGCCATCGAAGCCCAGGACCACCGGCTCATGCGGGCTCACGAGGCGGGGTGCCTCGCACGCCTCCCACATGCCCCAGGGAAGCCACGCGTCCACGCCGGTAACCCATTGGCCTAGACGCAACTGACGGAATACCGGTTCCCGCAGGGTCTTTACGACCGACCTCATACCGTCCTCAGCCAGAAACGGTGACTCACAGGAGAGGGCCGGGTTCGCGATACGCCACGCTTCCCGATCATCGATCCGGCAGCCATCAGGGGCCGCGAACTCACGCAAGTAGAAACTTGGGTCAGTGCCTTCGCGACCGTGCTGGACCAACGACCACATCACCGAATCCGATGACGCGGCGGGTGTCGACACGGCCAGAGTCAGGCTCTCCGGTCGCTTACCCGCTACCGAGGTCGCAGCGGCCCAAACCGCCTCAGTCACAACGTGCAACTCGTCCACGATGAGCAACGACGGGATCATAGCCGTGCAGCGCGTCAGCGTCAGCGGGCAAAGGGAGAAGCGTGGCATCGTTCTCGGGCAGGTACAGCCGGTCGGCAAAAATATGGACCCGCTCACTGAGCATGGGCGAGAGTTCGACCATCCTTCGCGCGTAACGCAGAATGTGGCTGGCTTGCCGGGTATCGCTGGCAACGCACAGCACCTCCGCCGATGGCGGGCCGACGAACATCTCAGCGAGGGCAATCGCGGCTGCCCACATGGTCTTCCCGTTGGCACGCGGGATCGAGATCAACGCCGTACGGATTCCAGGAGCGAACGCCCCGTAGAGCATCTCACGCTGAAACTCACGTAGCCTGAACCGTTTTCCCGCGCCGTGACCGCGCGGCACAACCAAGTACTTATGCATGAACCGCTCGCGGCGCTTGGCGCGGTCCAGCGGCCAGCCCCTGAACCTCAGCGGCTCGGCATCGATCTGCCCCTTCGGCCCAGGCCGGGTGCCGCGCGCAGCCTTCGGGCGTGCCATGTCGGTCCTTCGGGGTCGGTTCGGGTGCTCAGAGCGCGGAATGTGTCTCGTACTCGGGATTGCAAGGTGGGTGCTGGCGTGAAGGCGCTGACCCCCATGGGGCGGGCAAACGATGGGCAGCTTGCCGGCGACGGCTGTCTGTGCTGGTCAGGGCGTTATTTGCTGAGATTCAGCAAACTCGCTGTGCTCTGGTTAGCTGGCTGGGCCCGGTATGGAGAACGGTGTGCGTTGGTGCTGGTCAGTGGGGCCGGGATGGTGAACTGTGCGCGGCCTGCCGTTATGGCGTTGTCTGGCAGCGGTTTCTCGCCTGGGTCCGGATGGCCGGTTACAGGTAGCTACTGGGCCGGGGCTGGGCCGGGGAGGACGGCGGGTCGGGTGACGCGGTCGCCGCGTGCGTGGCCGTTGGCGATGTTGCAGCGCATGCACTCGACGCTGAGCAGACCTGCCTCAAAGTCACGCAGCGTGAGGCGCTGACCGCTTCGGACCTTGGCCCAGCTTTCGGGCGTGTGGTCCACGGTAAGCGGGTTGGCCGGGGTGCCTAGTGTGTGGCATGTGGTGCACCACGGCTGTAGCTGTCGGGCTTGTCGGCTGAGCCGCTCCCACCAGTGTGGGTAGCCGCGCGACTTGCGGTCCTTGGCTGGGTGCTTGGGTCGGTGGGCTGGGCATCGGGCTTGTTCACTCAGCTCTCCGCACGCCTCCACGTAGCACGGCTTCAGTAGTGCCATAAATGCCTCTGCGTTGCCCTGTGAACGACGGACGCAACACGGCTGGGCTTATTCCCTTGTCGTGTTGATTCGCTTGGATCTCAGGCGTTCTGGTGTGTCTCGATGGTCTTGCGTAGTTCGTCAGCGAACCGGTTGGTAACGATCTGTAGGTGCTTGTCCGCGTTGTCACCCGGTGCCGGGACTGCCCACTCGACGGTTATCCGGTACACCTCGTCCACGACGGGTTCGGTCTTGATCCATGCGGCGATGTTGTGGGTCACTGTTCCTCGCTAACTCTGTGGTTTGGTCGCCTGCGGCGCTTCGGGATTGCGTACAGGCGTGGACGGTGCGGCGTATGACAACCTGCCGCAACCGTCCGACTCCCGATGGACGCAACGGTGTGCGCATGCCTGCCGGGACAGAACGGACAATTCACCACAACGAATCTGTCTCGCACGGAACAAATGTCGGCGGTCGCGTAGGCGAAGGCGCTCACGCGGGCACTGGCTCGTAGACCCGTAGGAACG